GTTATAGTTATCAATGTTATCCAATGTGAAAAAAGCATGTTTCAATACTCCTGCTTCTTTTAAGAATTCAGTGAGTTGTTTACTCTTTTCTTCTTCACTAGGTACTATCTCCAAAAACTTAATCTTCTGAACTCCATCTTCTGTTATCCATTCAAAGGGTCTATCTGAAGTTTCATATTTACCTAAATTTGATTTATCAAACTTTGAAGCATTTGCTTTACATCTCTTAATAAGATCTAAGAGGACGTTCTCTGCCAATGATAAGTCTTTTGTTTCTTTCTCTAACAGCTTCTTTGATTCTGTGTTTTTCTGTAGCTTCTTTCTTAGAGTTTCCATGTTCGCTTTGATCGTAGAACTCTCTAAACTTTTCTTCTCCAAAGAAGACTTCTGATCTTCTAGACCACTTTTCCCATTTGTGCCCTTCGGGGAATTTTCTTGCAACATGTTCAGCTACTCCGATGATGTCTTCTGCACTATATATCTTAAGTAATATACTAAGTCTTTCTTTACATTGTATGGTTAATCTATATTTCTTCTTTAGTATAGAGTTAACCTTATTTATTAATATAATATATATATTAGCGTCAACTTCCGTCATAAGCATCTTTTGGTAGCCTCAAGAATATCTTGTAAATGCCATGAGGACTTGGCAAAGGCTACCTTTTTTGGGTTAAGTAACTATCTTAAAGTAATCTTTAATATCAGCAGAATACTGAAGAACTGTTCTCAGTTTGTTTCCATCTTTAAAGGACTTATAAGATACACCTTTTAAAACTGCATTGTATGAACCTTTATCCAACCCTTTTAAGATATCGTGGAAGGTTGTACTATCTGCTAATTGATCATACTCTTCTTTACTTATTTTTGCTGTTGCATACATTATATCTATACAATCCTGAACATCTTTATCATCATGATTAAGTTCAGGTAATTCTGGCTCATCAAATGTGATTTTAGATTCAGGTTTTTCTTCAGAATTCATTGGATCTACTTCCTTGAATGACTTATCTAATTGATCCTTTTCAGGAGTAGAATGAACTGTCAATTGTGGAGTAGGATTAACAACATCTGGTGTTTCTACATGTACTTTTGCACTGTTTGGAATATCATCTACTTCTGTTTCATCCAGCATTCCCATGCCACAAATAGAAAGTGTTACTCTACGCTTTGCTTTAGTAACTGCTTTAAGCATTGCATTACCAAGATTCTCACCTTTTAATCCTGTTACTTTTGCAAAACCCATATCTGAATCTGGTCTACCAGATTTACGTTCTGTAGCTACTACTGTTACAAGGTAGATATCTTCTACAATTCTAGTATCAGTAATCTCTATAGAAATGTTATGAATCTTCCTCAACTGATCTGTACAATCTTTAGCAGCATACAACTGTAATTTCCCATTCAACTTGATATAAAGAAATGGTTTTGTAAGAGGATTAAGTCCTACTGAATCACATACTTTTGTATAATACTGCAACCTATCTTCAGTTGATAAAGGTGCTAAATCTCCACCAATTAATGCTTTCTCAATGTTCTCATTATTGATTGCTACTAATGCTTTACTGCTCATCATTGCCTTTCTTTTTGCTTAATGCTCTATATGGGTTTCCAACTTTAATACAATCTTCATAGATTTCAGGGTACTCCTTCTTTAGTTTCGCTGAATCTACTGTGGTTTTTCCTTTTCGGTAAGTGAACGTATATAAGACATTCCCTTCTCCATCATGTACTGTCTCTGCTGATCCGATAGCAATCTTGGCTTCACTTTTAAGATCCTTTGACTGTTTTCCAAGTCTGGAGATAAGTGAATCCAGTTGATTTGCTTTCGCCATTTTCTTCTTGATATCCTCAGTAATAAGGACTGAACCATGCGTTGCTTCTGGTGGATAAACCATCCGAAGATCGCTTTCATTTTGAATTTCAGGTGCAACATCTTCCTTGACGTTTCTGTTCCAGAATTCATCAGCACGCATCAATGCGAACTTAATATCATTAAGACAGTCTTCCCTATAGATCGTTCTATGAACTAAGTTCTGACCTCCTAATAGTGCAAAGATGTGCCATGCTTCTGCTTTTGTACAACAAAGCATTGCTGCAATTCCTTGCCAATAATACCAAGGTGGAATTTGACCATCATCCCAACTTGATGTCTGAAAAATACTCTGGTTCTTTATCTCTGCTATGTCTTTACCAATACGACCATCTAAATGAGCATAAATATGATCGTTGGCCCAATAAGTTCTCTGATCTTTCCTTACCTTATTTGGAAGCTCTGGAAAGAACTTAGGTATAGCTCTTAGGATAGGTTCTTCTAAATGTATTCCCCAAAAGACTGCATCCTTCTTGGATAGATCTTCTGGTTCTACACGACCTGTTTTCTCTGCCCAAAGATCAACAGGAGTTTTGTACTTGCTTGCTTGCATCAGAATTGGAAAGTCGCTTGTTCCCAATCCTAGTTTTCTCATCTCTGCATTGTCTGCGGAGAACTTTATTCCTTTCGGCATTTTTGTTCCTCTTACTTAAAAAATTTCTTACATCAAAGAGACTGCGATCTCGTTCTAAACGAGCAGTCTCCAACTTCTCATCGAATCTATGGAAAGCGTTTATCGCTTGCTTTAGTTTTCTGATTTCATGCGTAAGTTCCTTCAAGCTTTGTAGCAAGATCTCGCTTTCGCTCATTTAATAACTCCATTGCTTTTGCAAGAATCTTTGGATTCTGTCGTTTCCCACATAGGACTTGAGAAACATAAGGTTGTGTATATTTAAGACTTTCTGCGACTGATTGGATTCTGACTCCGAAATACCTCATCTCTTCCCTGAGATTTTTGAAGTGTCTTTCCATGATCCTCTTTAAATTTTTTGTTGTACTGATAACCCTGCTCTGTTACATTACAATAGCAGAATGATTAGTACGGTAAACGAAACACGTACTCTTGTCAACATAAAACTTATCCAGATTTAATAATATGAAGATTAGGATCTTTATCCTCCTTATTATCAGTAACATCATCTTTTTTTGGTGTTGGTACTAGATCTTCTATAGTCTTGTCGCAAACGAGTGTATAATAGATATCATGCAAATCATTTAATTCAATTTCTATGTTTTTACGTTCCACATTAATTTTATTTTTAAGGAACTTGAGTTGCTTTTCTGTAAGTTCGATATATTTCATTGTCAGTCTTTCGTTAATAAAATGATTGTTATAAAGGGTGCGTTAGTATCAGGAATTTAATGTTATCTGCGTAGCTCACCATTCTAGAATAGATATAGCCAGAGTGATCACCTTTATTCGGATACTATGAAGGAAGCGATCCAACGCACCCTAATCTTATGAGACTACAATCTCATCTCCTTCTTCTGTATTTTCATCAAGAAGGATCGATGTGTCCAATCCTACAGTTGCATCACATAGAACTGTAAGCTTAGTTCCTCTGCTCCAGACTTGGTTAGGATTCGTATAACGCTTCATTACATTCGTAAAGGCATTATTCAATGACCATAGTGTACGATCACTGAAATCCTCATATTCTGGTTCATCCCATTGATCCAGTACAGGTTTGATCTTATCTGAAGTAATGATATTCCTTCTCATTGCATCACATACGAAATGATCAACCCATTGCTGATCTTCAATCTTATAGTCTTTGTACCAATCAATCCTATTATTGCCAATCTCTTCTACAGCTCTTAATTTAGATACTGCAGTAGCAAGTCTAGGTTTGATTCGATCAAATAGATTGGTTGTATGTTTAACTTTGACAGTTACTTCACCACCAAATACCAGATTGTTGCAAACATTGACTTTCTTACCTATAGCCAAACCTACTGGAAAGGATTTGTCATGGCTGTTTCGCAATGCAAGAAATGTTTTCGATTCAGGATGAATCAAATCTGTTTGAGCATCTACAAAGGCAAAGAATCTTTGGTGATCCTTATCCGTTCCAAATTCTGGATCTCCTAATTCAAATCCAAAGTTCTTTGCTTCTTCTTGGACTAAATCCCAAACTTCATGATGAGGAATTGGAACATGAGATCTAGTTGATGTAGGCATCCAAGATCTAGTTGCCATTAGATCCTGATAGTTTAATGGATTACCTAGTTTAACGTAGTTTCCTTCGATCATAGCCATATTATATCTTAGCCTCTTCTAGTATTTGATTAAGTTCTTCGTCTGAAGACACAAATGTATCTTCATCAACGAGTTCTGGATTTAATTGATAATAATCAACTTTGATTTCTCCTCCTTTCTTCAGGAAAGCATCTGTAGCAGCCTTTATATCATCTGAACTAGGTCCAGGGTCTGCTTTAGATCTCTTTTTGGATACAATAGGTTTTGGAATGAATTTCTTATTCTTCCAGGGCGAATGATTGTTATTATAATTAGCCATTATTCATCCTCTTCTTCATAAAAGAATTCATTGATGTGGCACATATCAGCAACATCAGATTCTGACATGTATTTAACACATGCCATTATAACTTGGTCTTTTGACAATACTTCGTCTTCTACCATCTCTAGAAGCTTGTTAGTATCTTCACGAACATTTATTGGTTCTTTATTGTAAAACATTATTCCTCCATATATTCGATCCAATCTTGTTCAAACTTCTCTGTGTCTTTTTCATATTCTTTCTCCAGTACATCACAAGTATATTCTCTCCAATCATCAACTGTCATTTGGTCAACAATTTGGTGACATAACTTTTCAATGCGTTCTGGTGTTTTCTCTATAGATTCAGGTAAATGACTATCATCATGGTGTGGATGGTCCATAAGGCTTTTTAAAAAGGATTTATGAAGTCTATCTTAGTTATAGGTATGAGAACTTCATTCGACTCATGTCCTTCTCTATATGCGAGAACATGCAATGGCAAACGAATTTCAACACACTTCCAAACATTGTCTTGATAATGAAAATACTCACCTTCTCCAGGAATATCAGAATTGCCTTCAATGCCATAAGTCTTATTAACCTCTTGTTTATAGAGTTCTTGGATTTCTAAGAATAAGTCATATGCTTTAACAACCATATTCTCGACTGTGTTGTACTCAATGGAGTTGTTTACTGGCATCTCCTTGTCTGTCTTGATGTCCAAGACTTCTAAGTTTTTCAGAGATTTCATCTCTAATAGTAATCGGTACTGTTGAAAGGGTATGTCTAATGTAATCATTTAATGTGTCCATTGCGTTCCATATTGCTTTCTCTTTTAATGCCTTATCATATTCGTGTTCACATCCTGTAGAACAAAAAAGTTTTGATGAAGGTCGTTCACAAAAATAACAGTTATTATCCATTGTCTTTACGCTCCAAAAACGGTCATTACGCTCCGAAAAGCGATTTCGAGCAATGGAGAAATCAATAGCTTTCTGGCTACCAATCTCTCCATATGATTATACTTTAATTTTCTTCTTACTTGCAATTTCTACCTGTCTTTTAAAGACCCTTCGATAGAAAAGTTTAAATGGATACACAAACATCAGAAATGATGTTGTTCCAATACCATATAATGCTCCTATGGAAACATTAACTACCAGTGTTCCAGTTTGCTGTAGAACATGTAAAACACCACTACCAGCAGACTTAACTTTCTTTTCGACTTTCTCTTTGTCTACACCTTTTCCGAATAAGGTGATAATATTCTCTAACTCGCTTGTTGCATGACTTAATTGCATGGATACCTCTCTTATTATTAAGAATGAATAGAATCGATAACACGGAAAGTGCTATCACAATCAAATTGCTGATTACCCAACTCACTGAGAAGCCGATAATCGAGCCTACTAAAATCCAACGGTTCCTCTGGGTCCATATGATATTCGTATGATTCCCATTCTCCGATGGTTCCCTCATGTTTTTTAACATAATGAGTCATCCTGTCCTCATAATAATTACATAGAAAAAGAGGATTTCCCCCTCACAAAAAGGGGGGAAAACCTTAAACATTCACATGATATTGTGGGCAACGACTGATGAGTACAACTAGAAGTATAAGTATGGTGGGATACTAGGTTTCGGTTGCCGGGAATTAATATTCTCCTTGCATTGGACGTTCTAAGTCCATTAATGGTGAATCTATTTGTGCAACCATTTCATAACGGTGAGAGTCTAAATGTTGAAATGCCTGGACTTCATCCCAATTCTTCTTATCAATAGCTTCCATCACTTGTTTCATCTCTTTCTCATAAGAATCAAATTCCTCTGTAGATCCTAATGAATGGTAACTAGATTCATGTTGATATATAGACATGTATTTCTGATCGAATTCCAAACCGATTTCGGAACGATCTTCTATACCTGTCTTAATGTTCACAAAGTCCATCTTCGACATATTCATCCACTTAGGGAATAAAGCCTCTGGACCTAATTCAATTAGATCTGCATCCTCTGTAAGTATCTCTGGATGCATTTCTCCATAGGTTTTGAATGACTTCATCATGAATTCAATATCCTCATAACGATTCTGTACATTTCCTGCTGGAATATGATTAATTACACGAACTGATTTAGGATTTTCCAGCATTCTGTAATGAATCTCTGGATGTTTGTATGTAGAGCAATCACTTGCATCTGAATACATAAATTCTCCATCATGATCTAAAGAAGGAGATAACCTGTAATCAACATCTAAGTTAAAATGCATATGTCCTCATATGTTTATGTTAAAGCTCAATAGCGAGCATCGTAGGCACTCTATTGAATGCCCACTGTGCTAACAACTAAGCATCTATGGTGAAGGTTTCAACCTCATGTTTGTGACTTAATACAAAGTCTCTTAGTTCTTTGATTGATCTAGCTTCTGAACTTATCTCTTTTCTAGGAGTCTTATCATCAGCAGACCATTCTCGATCCCAAGTTCTCTTAGGTTGTAACATCCAGTTTAATCTCTTAGATGCTCTCATTGCTGTCCAAGAACCATCTTCTTCTTTCCTGAATGTAACACTTGCAGTAGCACGATTAGAAAACTCAATGGTGTACTTAGCACAACTGATCTTACTACTATCAACTACTGGTTCAGGTTTAGGTTCTGGTGTTATCATTTTCATGTACTCTTCACTTGTACATGCTCGTTTGGTTATGACTTCAATTAAATTAGCTCTGGTCTTTTTCTTAAGACCTTTTACTACTGATTCTAAACCCATATCAAATGCTAATGTTAACAAAGAACCTTTTGTTGCTTGACTTAAAATCATATGACCTCTTTACTTAAGATTATTAATTAATACCTTTACTTACCAAAAGGAATCTATCCTCACAAAACAGCGATAGATTCCATATAATCACTTGTTAACATTTGATATAAATCCAGTAAGGAATTAAGACTGATATCTTAAAAACAAAGAAATATATCCAGAGTTTGATTTGATAATTCATATTATTCTCCATCGTTAAAATCACATTCAACTACATTTGCATCAGGCTCCTTATCCCAATACTTAGATTCATCTGCATTCTCACAATGAATAACTCCTGTATATCCATCTCCTTCTAAAGTCCCATTACATTTACTGCAATGATCAATAGCCCAATATTTATTCATATCACTCATATATCCTCTTTTATTTATGATTAACCACCATGACATTCAATACAATGACCTAAAGACTTATCAAACTCTTCTTCAGGAACATTACGTTTACACTCATTACAGGTATAAACATGAGCTACCTTTAAATCATATTCCCTGATAAGGGATGGTTTTCTTCTGTAAACAACTTTAAGTTCTTTATTTTCCATATATCCTCCTTCTTTCTGATTCTTCAAATTTATCGTGTTCATCTGCAATTTGTGCTAACTGCTCTTCAGTTGCCTCTGAAGCAGGTATAATTAAATCTACCTCATCTTCCATGTATTCATCTAATGCTAACTCATACTTCTCAGCATCCGTATATTTCAATTCTAACAATTCATTTAACGTCATAACATCACCTTCTATTAAAGATTAATATAAAGAGAAAACAAAACAATATCCCCATAACTAAGGATATTTTTTTTTTTCGTTAAATGACTATAAGGAAGATATATGATCTATGCTGATATGCTGTTCCTATTCAAACGAAATGACAGCAAATACTATGACATGAGAAACGAATGGCATACGT